ATAGTGTTGTTGCGATAAACAGCTACCTGTTCAAAAGGTCTTGTGCTAATATCGACTAATGAAAAAGTAGAATAGTCCTGTCCTCTTCCCTTACTTACATCCGCGACTAATATATAATCATGCTTTTTTACTGGTTCTTTATATATTAAGCAATCTCCTCCTTCCAACATTCTTAATGGTTTTCTAGCTCTTAAATCTAAAAGCGTTTGAGCATTTATTAAAGTGTTACCAGTTCCAAAGAAAGTATTTCCAAACTCTTGGTCGAATTGTACTTGAGAAGTATTGTTTATAGTTTCTTCTTTCCACTTCTCGTTTCTTCCCGGGACATCCCACCAATCAACTCTAAAATGAGAATACTCATTTACACCTTGAATGGCTCCTTCCCATATCTTATGAAAGGTGTTACCTATTCCATTCGCTGTAGACGTAACTATAATTTTTGTATCTGTACCAGAAGATATAACAGGATATGTCGAAGTATAAAACTCAGCAGCTCTTTCTACAAAAGCAAACTCGTCTAAGTAAAGAAGGTTAACACTAAGACCTCTAATACTGTTTCCTGTGGTAGCTGCTGCAATAATACGGCTATTGTTGCTAAAATCAATATTAGACTTGTTAAGAGCTTTAACCCCAGGTTGTAAAAAGAACGGAATATTTTCAAGCATAATAGTGATTCTAGCAAGCATCTCTCTTGCAGTAGCACCTTTATTTGCGAGAACCGCGACAGTCTTTTCTGGTTGGAATAGCGCGAACCAGAGTAAGTAACCACATGCCGATATTGACTTACCAGATTGACGACATGCGAGAACGACATTAAACCTATGGTCCTTAAATTGCTTAAACATCTTTTTTTGATATGGATATAGTTTGAAAGAAACTAATCCCTTATCAAGAGATATAATTTTTGCGTATTTTTCAATGAAATATACTGGATCTAGCATACAGGTAGAATACTCTTTTACCTGCTCTTCGGTCCACTCGTGACCTACGCCATCTCTTTTAATATTTACATTGCCGAGATAATTATCATTCTTGTTTTGGAGTGACATCAATCAATTCTTTTTCATTTTTTAGTATCTTTTGAAGATCGGCTGTAGACCCGACAAAGAGATTATTAGTAGTATTTGCTATCTTTTTTATTTCTTCTTTTTTGTCTATGTCTTTCTTTTTCTTGTTAAGATCCATTAGCCTATCGTTTACGTCTGAAATATTTTTTATCATTCCAGACAGTACTTCAAAAGCTCTAGGGTGTTCACTTTCCCTAGCCACTTCAATCATTAGTTCGAGACTTTGCTTGCCTTTTTCTACAAGTTCGTAGTATGTTTCTCTCGAATATTCGTAATCATTATTAATCTTGTCAGAGTCACTCATGTCTATCCACTATAATCAGTTAGTCCTGCTATAAGAGTTTTAAATGACCCAAAACTATCTGCTGCTGCTACTGTAGTTTTCAATTGTGCCATATCTATCAACTTATGCCAAGCGCCTCCATGCGAGAAGTACGCGTCGCCTGTCGCGTGTACGTGCGCGAACATTCCATGATATGTTCCTGCGGCCGGTAACAAGCTTTCGCTGTCATATAAATTAGCATAAGTTATTCTGTTAGCTCCAAAGTCTATGTTATTATTACCTATTCCAGTCTTAGAAGTTACGTGCGCGCTATCGATAAGAGCTATAGCTTCTGACGAATCTAAAAAGTCTTGCGCCGGAGCTCGAGCTAATACATACGCTGAATCTATAAGCGCGATCGCTTCTGAAGAGTCTAAGAAATCTTGAGCTGGGGCTCGAGCTAAAACGTAAGCAGAGTCTATCAGAGCTATTGTTTGTGAAGAATCTAATCCAACTCCATCATTTGACTGTCTTGCCTGCACGTAAGCTGAGTCTATCAAACTAATCGCTTCAGTTGAATCTAATGAACTAGATTGTATATATGCTGGTGTTATAACACTAGTTATGAATGCTGAATCTCTCTGTAAGTCTACCTGTCTTGCTTGAACATACGCGGCGTCTACGATATTTGTTACGAAAGCAGAGTCTCTTTGTAAGTCTACTTGTCTGGCTTGAACATAAGCAGAATCTATAAGAGCTATTGCTTCTGCTGAATCTAAGTTATTAGTTTGTCTATCTCTAATATAAGAAGTAGTAATTATATTAGTAATGAAATTAGAATCTCGTTGTAAGTCAACCTGCCTTGCTTGAACGTACGCTGAATCTATGTTAGCGGTAAAATCAAAAGTAGTCTGTCTCGCTTGCACATAATTAGAATCTATAGTGCCTGTAATTAAAGTCACTGCTTCCGCTGAATCTAATGAATTAGCTTTTGCCATGCTAACGATTGATGATGAATCAATCTGTGCTAGAACTCTATTATTTAAATCTGTGAAATTCGCATCAAGTTCAGCATGAGTCAAGGCTGAACCTTTTACACTTCTAAGTACGATTGCCATGATATGCCTCCTCTTGAGCTAATCGATTAATTTGAAACATAATCACTATCCACATAACCGCTAAAAGTAAAACTAGTGTTTGGTTCGCCTAATATACCTGTTATAGCAGTTGAAAATCCAAAATCACTGTCTTCTAATCCAAACACCGTAGTAGGATTAGGAGTAACTGCAATAGTCTCCAGTTGTATGTCAGAATCATTCAAGCCGGCTTTAATATCAAACACATTAGCCGTACTCTTACGAATGATGTTGGTATCGGAGATTGGACCATGATAACTTAACTTCATCTCAAAGTCCATACTATATATAATTGTTCTTCTTTGTTCCAAAGCTCCTTCAAAGTCATCAGAAAAACTTACACCGTTAATTACTATTTGAATATCTTCTTTAAAAGTAGGAAACTCTGCCGAAAATGGCGATATCGTCAAAGCGTATTGAGGATTGAAAGTAGGTAAGATCTGTTCTACTACTTGCAATGCGTCGTCTTGTGATTTAGCAAATACGTTTAATTGAAAAGTAATTGTGTATGGAACAGGATTAAAAAACTTTTGTCTTTTATTTGTGGTACCATCTAAAGTTGTAGTGTTGAAATTACCTACTTTTGCGAGCTGCCGCGCAGCGTCATACGCAATAGAAGTTATTTCAAAAGACATTCTTGGTAATTTTATAGCGACTTCTGTGTCATCTGTAAGATTAGGATTAGATCTGATTCTATCTAAAAATTTACTTTTTGGAGCATAAGCGAGCGGAACTTTTATTTGACTTATAACTTGACCGGCAGAATTAGCCCTAAGCACATACAGGTTGTTAAACAATCTGCCGAAGAGCGCCACTGCTTTTTTAGTCTTAGAATGATAAAAATATTGACCAAACATTAGTTGTTACTCGTATCTCCAAATGGGTTAGTTTCAGAAAAGTCTATGAAGTCTGTGCCTAAACTAAAGTCTGCGTTTTGTTCGTTCTCTGAAATTTTATTGTCTTCTGTTACCAGCGTGATTACTCCACCTGCGCCACTAGTAAGTCCAATAACTTTCTTAGTAGGCGTAAAGTTATGGAACTTGCCATCATCGGCTCCAGCGTGGATCAAGTGCAGTTTACTATCTGAATCTGAGTATTTAGCAACTTCTCCTCTCATAGTAGTCGTACCAGATTGACTCGTAATAACTTCTCCTTTTACAAATGTTGAGATGGCTGGCGATGAGAAAGTAATTCTTGGAACTACGTAACCGGAACCACCATTCGTAAGAGTAAGTGATACTAGTTCTCCACTATTACTATCAACAGTTGCAGTAGCCGTAGCCAGCGATCCAACTCCGGCTGAGTCTGTAATTGTTACAGTCGGTGCCGTGAAGTAGTTATTACCACTATCGGTAAGATTAATAGCTGTTATGGTTCCTGAACTGTCGATAGTCGCGGTAGCTTCAGCGCTATCTCTAGTATTAGAAAGTGTAAGTATATATGTATAGGCGTATTTAGTTTCTATGTTGTCAATAGTTTCTACGCCGGTATCTAAATCTTCTCCAGTATATTCGAACAATGAACATCTAAGTTTAAACACTGGTAAGTTACTTAATTGATAAAAAGGTTGTTCGTGCTCGACATGATTAATTTGAAATAGAGACTTTGATAGCTCTAAGTATATCAGATCTCCTTCTTTTGGTCTTAACACTGTGATCTCGTTATCGTAACGAGCTACCGTGTCAGACCATCTTCTTCTTGCTACAACGAAAGTAGCTTCATCTCTTATTTCAACGCCAAACCTAGTGAATAAATCACCTTCACCGTCGAATCCTTCGACGTTTTCTACGTACATTTCTACTTTATATGCTGAGTTAAATGATGATACTGGATCGTCGCCTAGTATCGTGTCTTCGTTTACTAGATCACGTGGAATATAGTAAACCTCTTGCCCATAGATCTTTAAAGATTCTATGACTATATTTTCATATAATTCCTGTTCCGACTTGACTTTGTCGGAGATATATAAGTTTTTTGCCATATCATCCTACA